ACGCCTACGGCCAGAAGGTGTGTCGTGGCGAGTTGGAGGATGAGCAGTTCGGGTTCTGGTGGTGGGAAGCGCCGGAGGGTTGCGACATGAATGACCGTGATGCGTGGTTGCAGGCGAATCCGAATCTTGCGGAAGGTCTGCTCGACATGGAGGACATGGAGATTGCGGTGCGTCAGACGAGCGAAGTGTCGGTGCGTCGGTATCGGTTCAATCAGTGGGTTCGGACTGCTGAGGATTCTTGGTTGCCGCAGGGTGCGTGGGAGTTGTGTCGTGAACCCGAGTTACATCTTGTGCCCGGTGCGGCGACGTGGGTTGGTGTTGACATGGCGTTGAAGCGCGACACGACAGCGGTCGTTCTCGTTCAACGTGTCGAGGGCAGGCTTGTTGCGCGGGCGAAGATTTGGTTGCCCGAAGGTGGCGTGCTCGATGTGGCCGCTGTTGAGTCGTATCTGCGTGAGGTGGCGCAGCAGTACGACATTCAGGAGATTGCGTTCGACCCGGCGTTCTTCATGCGCACCGCCGAAGCGTTGGCCGAAGACGGGTTCCCGATGGTCGAATACCCGCAGTCGCCGCAACGCATGGTGCCTGCGTGCGGCAACCTTTACGAGTTGATTGTGAATCAGAAGCTTGCGCACGACGGCAATCCGCTGTTCTCCGATCAGGTGTTGTCGGCTGCGCAACGTGTGAAGGACAACGGTTGGACACTCAGTAAAGGCAAGTCGAAGCGGAAGATTGACGCGGTGATTGCGTTGGCGATGGCGACCGACCGGGCGACGACGACACCCGTCGAGGCTCCGACGCCTGGCTTCTTCGTGGTGTGACTAGCCTTGTTCGTCTAACCTAGGAGGTCAGGATGGTCGTGGTCGTACTTGAAGTTCTCGGAATCGTTGCGCTGGTCGCCGCTGGGTTCTTGGTTGCACCGGCATTGGGTGCGATGGTATTCGGCGTCGCCTGTCTCGCTACCGCGTTCGCGTTGGCCCGTGCCGAAAAAGTCGGTGACGATAAATGATTCTTGACCGCCTGATTCCGTCGCGTCGAACCAACGACGAAGAACGCGCCATCTCGTTCCAATCGCTGTTCGCGATGGGCGACGGCTACACGTTCACGACGAACTCGGGCGTCTACGTCACGCAGGAAGACTCTCTCAAGATTGGCACGGTGTACGCCTGCGTGCGTCTCATCGCCGACACGATCGCCAGCCTGCCTGTCGATTCCTACATCCGCCAGGAAGGTGTGCGTCTCCAGTATCGGCCGCGTCCAGCGTGGCTTGACGCGCCTGACATCGGAGTCACCAAAGACGACCACTTTCAGCAGGTTCTCGTTTCGCTGCTGTTGAACGGCAACTCGTTCACGCGCATCATCCGTGACGAGGAAGGTGAGGTGCTCGCCCTGTCGGTGTTGAACCCGCAGCACACCGAGGTGCGCCGCGACAACTACGGCCGACTCTTCTACGTCTACAACTCGAAGGACCGCATCGAAGACGTCGACATGATTCACATCAAGGACTTGGTGCTGCCGGGCGAGTTGCGCGGCAAGTCACGCATCGACCTCGTCAAAGAGAACCTCGGTTTGTCGCGTGCGCTCGAGGAGTTCGCCGCACGATTCTTCGGACAAGGCTCATCAACGACTGGCATCATTCAGTTCCCTGGCAACCTCTCACGCGAACAAGCCAAGAACCTCGTCGATGCGTTCGAGGATGGCCACAAGGGTTTGCGTCGTTCGCATCGCCCAGGCATCCTGTTTGGTGGGGCGACGTTCCAGAAGACCGGTGTCGACCCGAACGAATCACAGTTCCTCGAGTCACGCCAGTTCGCGGTTGAAGAAATCGCACGCATCTTCCGTGTCCCGCCGTCGATGATCGGTGTGACCACGCCGGGTGCGATGTCGTATGCGTCGGTTGAAGCGAACCAACTTGCGTTCCTTCAGCATTCGCTCGTTCCGTATTTGAGCAAACTTGAATCCGAATACAGCGTCCTGCTGGCCGGTCGAGCGTTCATTCGTTTCACCACCGCAGGTCTTCTGCGTGGCGACATCGCCGCACGCAACGCCTCCTACGCATCAGGACTCGCCAACGGCTACATGTCGGTCAACGACGTGCGCCGCTTCGAGGACATGTCACCCATTGAAGGTGGCGACACCTACCGCGTACCGCTCACCAACATCGACATCACCGCAGCCAACCTTGCCGACCTTGACCGAAAATCGGCCATCGCCCAGCGTCTCATCGCATCAGGTTTCCAACCAGCCGCAGTTCTCAAAGCCCTTGACATGCCTGAGATTGAACACACGGGTGTTCCGACCGCGTCGCTGCAACCAGTGGCCGCTATCAACCCGATTGCGCCAGCGACCGTGTACGACGCAGGCACACGCGAACTCAACCTCAACATGCCCGAACAAATCATCCACGTCCCAGCCCCGCACGTGCATGTCGACGCGCCGGTCGTCAACGTGCCCGAGACCGTCGTCAACGTCAACGTGCCAGAGCAACGCACGGTCATCCGCAGTGTCGTGCGTGGCGAGGATGGACGAATCAACGAAATCATCGAAAGGGTTGAAGGCTGATGGCAACGGGTGTTTCTTCGTATCTTGCGAACGCATGGCTTGACGCGGTCGGCAATGCAACATCTTTCTCGGTTGCGACCGTGTATGTAAAACTGCATGTCGGTGACCCTGGAGCCAACGGCACATCGAACGCGGCAACGGAAACGACACGCAAAGAAGCGTCGTTCGCAGCCGCCTCGTCGGGCTCGATCGCATCTGATGCCGCAATCACCTGGACGAACATCGCCGGTTCGCAAGACGCAACCCACTTCACCGCATGGGACAACGTGTCCGCAGGAAACTTCCTCTTCTCGGGAACCATCACCGCGAACGCCTACACCGCAGGCGACACGTTCACAATCTCGTCGGGTGCGCTCACAGTCTCGCTGACCGTCGCCTCCTGAGTAGGCAACCGTGACGACACGGTTCATCCTCGACACCTCGCAACTTGACGACGCGAACGTCGGACTCGACGGCCCGTCACCAGCGTTCGTCCTCGACACCTCCGCACTCGACGGCAACGGCAAACTCGACGGCGTCACGTTCACGACCACGGCAACGGCTGCCGCACCGCTCGGTGCCGTGTCAGCCTCGGCGACCGGCACGGTCATACCAGTCATCACGGCAACCGCCGACGCGCCACTCGGCGAACTGCTCGCCGAAGTATCCGAAATCGTCATCACCGTCGACGGCGACGCGACCGCCGACCTTGGCGGATTGACCGTCAATGCCGATGCTGTCGTCAGCGTGGTCGCAGAGGCGTCTACGAGCCTCGGAGAAGCGACATCGGCGGCAACTGGTCTCATCACCGTGGTCGCCTCAGCCACGGGCCTCCTGGGCGGTCTGGTGGGTTCAGCCGACGGAATCATCTCCGCTGACGCGGTCGGCGATGCCCCGCTCGGCTCACTCGCCGCAACCGCCACCGGCACCGTCACACCGCAGCCGACACCAGAACCGCAAGGTCAAGGTGGCGGTCGACCGTATCCGCAACGCAAACCGAAACCGAAGAAGGTCGAGCCAGTCGTCGAGCTCGTACCTGAAATCGTCGTCGTGCCAACCAAGACCGTGCTGGCGTACTGCACACCGATCGTGGCATCGGTTGCGGCCACCGCTACTGGTGCCGTCACGTTCTCAGGCGAGGACGACGACTTGCAAGTAATGTTGATGCTCTGAGGTAAATCATCATGCCCGTGTACCAAGGTCAAATCTCTGTCGGAACTGTTGCGACCATTCTCAATCCGTCTCGGGCGCAGCCCGGTGTTATGCACATCGTGAATCAAGACAACACCGACACGGTGTACGTCGGAAACGCAGAAGTCACAACTTCAACCGGCCACGGCATTCCCAAAAGTGGCGACGTCGAGTTTCTGATTTATGCGTCGACGGTCATCTATGCGGTTTCATCGAAAACCGGTCACACTGTTTCTTGGATGCACATCACGCCCTAATGCCGTACTTCATCTCCGACTCCAATCCCGACTGCTCAGGTTGGGCCGTCGAGAAAGAAGACGGTGAAGTCATCGGCTGTCACACGTCGAAGCAGGATGCAATCGACCAGATGGTGGCGGTGTCAATCGCCGAGGACATGGAGCCGGGTGGCGAACGGGCACGACCTGATGAGTTGATGGTTGGTGATTATGTTTCGTGGAATAGTGCTGGCGGTCGTGCGCGTGGTGAGATTCAGGAAATCTTCCGTTCGGGTACGGTGCGCGTGCCAGGTACCGACTTCGAGTTGGAAGCCACCGAAGATGACCCGGTGGCCCTGATTCAGATTTATCAGCGGGTTGAAGGCGGCTGGGAAGATACCGACGTCATCGTCGGACACAAGTTCTCCACGCTGACTCGTATCGGTGAACTTGAAGAACCAGACGACGAAGAAGAGACTGCGTCCTACGGTGACACGCCAGACGATGACGATGCCGAAGACCGCGAGCTGCCAGACAACTATC